TTCTAAAGAATTCACCAGAGTTAGCACCAAACGTTGAAGATCCAACCACTGCCGATGTTTGATCACCAGCCACGTTGATCGCAGTAATACCGGCAGATCCGGTGATTGAGTGAATAGTCAATCCAAACATATTCGATTGAGTAAATCCAGTGATTGGAGTCGATCCAAACGCACCAATAGTAAGAAGGTCACCCGTTCCACCACTGCTTGCTTCAATAGTTTTAGTATCAGAATCGACAACGAAAGCAAACTCAGAGGTAACCAAATCAACAGTATCAAAAACTGCCGAGGTTCTGCTCGCCGCCGAAGAGGTGGGTGCTTTACCAAAGTCCACAAGACGGAATTTAGTTTGATCAGATTGGGCTACCTGAATTGAGTTACCAAGAACGCCGGGGAATCTACCAGCAAAGAATCCTTTAGAAGCCAAAGTTGATTCGGCTTTACTTTCATAATCCTCTTCATTCTTGAGCAGCAAATCACTAGTGTTCTTACCACCCGGATCTGCGATAGCGTTGAAAGATGTTGATTGGTTTACGACACGAACGACTTGAAGGTTGTTGCCGTAACCAAGAAAGTTTGCTGCGGTGAACCAGTGATTGAAGTTGTCATCGTTTGGACCCTGAAAAACTTCATTCAGATCATTGATGCTACTTACGGTCACTCTTTGCTCAAGCGGTCCCCATTGAAAGAAACCTGCGAAACCAGTGTTGGTTGTCGAAACAGCGGGAATAATTGTTGAAAGATCGATTTCACGGACTTGAACGCCGGGGCTGACTTGGAATGCCATAGATGATTCTCCTTACTGATCTTTTTATCTAGCATTTTGACGGATTACAAAGAAAACTTGTCGTTATCTTCTATTTGCCATACTGTTCCGTCAGTGTCCACTATTTGATCCTCTTGTCCCGTATCCATAAAACCAAAGGGCATGAGGTCTTCTTCCATTTGCTCTATTTTCTTTTTATAGAGTTGTTCACGAATATTTAGGTCTGTCATATCTTTGAAATATTGCTGGTTTGAAGCCCACGCAAAAAGAACGAGTGTCATAACCAAATCATCGTGGTGACCTGTCTCTGCCTCAAAAGATCCTTTTTTCGAAATGAATGAAGAAAGTTCTGCAATGATGTCATAATCTTCAATCATAAGTTTATCCTGCTCGATGAGTTCTTTGAGCATCGTGCATCCCACACGTTTCACCTTTGGACTCATTCTCACACCCTGCTGAGTCTGAAAGCCACCAAAACCACCATCCATGATTTGTCCCTTTCGACCACGCACGGACGTAACCAAAAGATTGTCGTATTCAAACTCATTATGCAAAATATCTGTAATCTCTTGACCAAGATCATTAATTTCTGTCAAAATGTATGCATTGTTGTAGTGTGTCGCCATTCTGTAAATTAAGTTTGGAAAAAGATACGGCGACAGTTCATTGTTTCTAAATTGTGCAACAACCTTGTATGTTTCGTCGGAAATATCAATAATCGTGACCGCATGATAATCTAAATCTTGCCCACGGGAGACATCAACACCCATGAAATACTGGTGTCCCTCAACAGGCTCATAGTAGACCTTCAAGCCGTCCTCACGCTCTTGCATCGGTTTGTGGTAGTGCATTGCCTTCAACTTTGAAGGGGCTATGAGAGTGTTTACAGAGCCAAGAAATTCACATTCGAATTCAACTCTGAATTGTGCAGGAGAGGTGTTCCTGATTGTTTCTTTTTTCCATTTTTCATCCCGACCCGGAACGTCAGACCAGTGAACCTCGATTGGAGTATATGAATTACTACCCTCTTCGGCATCCTTCCAAAGTTTATAAAACATATTCAAACCTTTGGGAGTGCTAACGATCAAAACCTTTGTCGTTTGCCCCGCCGAGATCGTGGGATATACAGAGTTGAAGAATTCGTCTGCCACGTTTTCTGGAACAAACGCAAATTCGTCCATAAAAATTAAGTTAAATGAACCACCCCGAACGGCTGACGATGATGTGGAGGACGCAAGAATCTTTGATCCATTTTCCAAAACAATCGAACCTTTGTTCCATTCTACAACACCTTGCTGAAGCCACTTCGGAAGATGCTCATATGCCAACTTCAGACGAGCAAGAAGTTCCCTAGCAGTTGAAAGTTTGTTTGCCAAAATTGCAACATTTACTTGTGGATTGAAAAGAACATAGTGCAAAAGATAAGAAATAACAGTGGTGGATTTACCAGACTGTCTTGGCATCTTGCAGATCACAAAGCGATCCTCATGAACAGAGTTTAAAATATTTTTTTGAAAATCGTATGGCTGAAACTGAACAAGTCCGTCATCAAGTGAAACAATTTTGATAAAATTTTCAATAAAATACATCGGATCAGAAGCACACTTGGCGTATTCTTCGATCTGTTCTTTTGTGTATTCGGTTTCTACACCGGCAGCCTTGATGTTTGCATTACCAAGATAGGATTTGTCATCAAGTTTCTTTGTCATTGTTCTTTACTTTTTTCACTTTCTTTTGGGGCAACTGCTGTCTTACCAACTCTTGGAGTTCTTTTGTCGAGCCAACAAAAAATGCATTGTTTGTTACATTTTTTGCACCCTCTTCAGCCTCAAGAGTTTTCATTTGTTTGTGAATATCAAGGAGATCCTTGTTTGCCTCTGTGGCAGTTTTCAAAAGTTGACTCACGACTTCATACGCCCTCGGACTATCACTTTCCGAAGCAACTTTTAGAATACCGTCGATGGCTTCTTTACTGTAGTCAATGACTTCTTTAATGTTTTCGCGGACTTCGCCGTAGTCTTTTCGCTGATCCATCTTTTTACGTTCTGGAAATTTTGAAAGATCAATTTGAACAGGTTCTCGACGCTGAATCTGTGCCTTGTCGGTATCCGACACTTCAGGTGTCGTTTCACGCGGCTCAATATTCAGGGCATTTTCAAGGGGATTTTCATCAGACACTATAAGTTCCTCCAGTTACACTTAGCCCTGCGTCATATTCGAATATATTTTGCGTGATGCCCGCATCGGGTGGCAAGGTATTGATTCCAGACGCACCAGTAACAGATGTAAAGATTCTCGCCGCTGCTGCCGTTGGTCCGGTGATCGAGCCGTCCTGCAAAAAGTGAGAATTGAAAATTGAGATATCTGTCGATGTGATGTATTTGGAAGTTTTTGTTGGAGCAAACACATAAGTTTGAGCGGTGAAGTCAAGTGTAAAAATAATATTACGTTGCTCTGACAAATCACCCTCGTAACTAATTTCTGGGTTTACACTTGAAAGGGTGATCGGCAAATCAACTCTTGTATTGAAATCAGAGTAATTAATTGACATCGTAAACTCTGGCGTAAAGAATGGAAGAATCTGCTCAACGATTTGCAAAGCATCGTCCATCGTTCTTGCAGCGACCACCAACTGGAATCCAATATTGTAAGGAACCTCAGAAAATTGATGCTCATGAATCCCAGTGGATGATGCTACTTTGTATCTTTTTTGCAGTGTGTTTCTTTTTCTTACACCATCATAATTGATTGATGTAATGCTGAAACCCATTCTTGGCAAGACCTGAGCCAAGTGAGTGCCTTGATCTTTCAAAATCGGAAACTCATTCAACATGCGAATAAATTTTTCTTTCGCCGCGTATGAAATCGGCACAAGAATCTTTTTCACGGTATTACCATTTGAGTCTCTTCTTTGCACAGAAATTTCATCAAACAAAGAACCGAAAGCCACAACGACTTTACGAATAGACTCATGATAAAAAGTTGAGCCAAACATTAGAGATCACCCTCCGAGAACGGATCTGTATCCGTAAAGTCCAAGAACGACGCGGAGCCAAAGCCAAAGTCGGTATTGTTTTGAATAGGATCTTTGGCAAAGAATTCTTGAGTCAAACCAATCGAAGTGATTGCGAAGGTTGCTCCAGAAGAGTCACCCAACAATCTTGTGGCATCAGAGATAGAGCCTTCGACCATTTGAAGTGTCGCCTCGGTGGCTGCGGAGTTCCAGTTGATGACATTCATCGTAGCACCAGTTGATCCCGTACTAGTGTAAAGATAAGAAACTTCGCCTTCTGTGAATGTGCCTTCTCCAGTTCCAAGATTCGCAAGGAATAGTTGGCTCATGGCGGCAGATGTCACACCATCGGCAACATCGAAACCGGAATCGAAATCCTCTCCGGTGACCTTGAACATGCTACATTCCATTTTGTAAGAAAAGATCTTACCAAAGTTAAAGAAATTGTATTCACGATCAATGAAGTTGATTTCAAAAAGTGCTTCGTCGAGGGGAAAGTAAATGAGATCGCCCTCGCGTGGATACTTATATTTTTTGTCCGCAAAGGTTTCAAGAAATCGTTTTCTTGACATAACAACAGACATTCGGTCTTTGATTTCAAGACCAATATTTGTTATTTGTTCTCCTTCACCCTCATAAGCCTCGTAGTTATCGACATACATTTCGATACCACGACCATTCTCAAACTTGGGTTGACGATCTTCACCAAAAATTTCATCTTCATTGATAATAGATCGTGGAATGTAAATCATGTCCACGCCATGAATCTTGATGGCTTCGTCAACAAGATCTTGAACAAGTCTTTGCTCTGCCTTGCTATTAAACTTGTTAAAGTAATGATTCGTAGCCATGCATTATCCTGTAAAGAAGTCTGGGGGAAGTTCGTATTTGTCTTGTAGTGTATCCTCGATTTTTTCCATTTCTTCGTTGCCTTGACTCAACAAAGCCTGTCCATCGAATTGAACACCACCGGGAAGATTAATTCCTTGATATTTGATGAGGTTCATGCCCCATTGTTTTCTGAATGAGGCAGTCACATATCTTTTGAGAAGAATGTCGTTATAGATTTCTGAATAAGTATCTGGGTCAAGGCTGGCGTAGCCGTCAATCACCAAGAAATCTCCTGCGTCCAAAGTCTCAGACCAGTTCATGTCAAGATAAAGTCTGTTGGTCACGCGAGTGAAACGCACCTGCTTTTCAGGACTAAGGAAGTCTGACAAAAGTTGAATGTAAGATTGAGTGATGTAATAGTTTGTCATATCACCCATTGCACGCAAACCATAAACATCTTGCAGTGCCATTTGGTAGCGAATGCTAAACATGTTTGTGCCAGCAGCACCTTCATCAAACTGAAAAACTTTAGTTACAGATAATAGTTTTGTTCCGTTTTCAACCTGCGGATAGTCATTGGGACCAGTCAGACCAATCGAATCTGTATCAATGAAGCCATTGGTGATATCGTCTGCGGTCACCTCATATTTGAAAAGAACACGCTCAACGCCATCAAAATGATACTCATTGAACATTTGAAGAGCATCATCGATAGAATCCTCAAGTTGAGAATCATCGACATTAATCTCGATTACGGGTGCGCCGAGTTTTCTTAGAGCATATTGCTTTAGTTCTTCGCGTGTTGTTGGTGTCGCCATCTACTTCGCTCCTTGTCCTTTTATATGTATTAGAGCGAGGCTTCCTACGCCTGATTTGCTTACCCCTCGGCTTGTTTGGTGGTTCAACGCTCACGTTAGAAGACAATATTTACGAGTTCTCTAATCGTGGACACGGCTTTGAGTTTATCAGTAATAACCCGCATAGTGTCATTATTTGTTCTAAACTTAACTTCCATATTTGCGATCAGACTTTGAAGTTGTGATGTTGAGTTTGTTCCGCCACTCACACCATCAATTGTCAGTCCTCTCGATCCGGCATTATCATTCATAAATGGCAAGAAGATTTGCCCTCTGATATTTGCAGCATCATTGAAAGCCAACTGATTTAGTGCAAAAAGTCTTTCCTGTAAAATAAGTCCAGTGAGCAGTTTTGTTTTGGATGTAGTGTCTCCAGCAAGGAACTCTGCCGTAAGACCTGCCGTCCCGTAATTAACGGTCAGGGTCAAGCCAATACTATTTTGACTTTTTGCAAATGCCGTTGCCTGATCAACAAGTTTATCAAGAACACTTTGGGTATTTAAAATCTCTACCAAACCAGCAACAGAAGCCGTGCTACCTGACTTGACATGTTGTGCCATCAGAGATGAGCCAGCAAAAGTAAACCCACTAAATGATGTGATACCATCAGTCCCCGTCGTGCCGGGATACAAGATTTGCATACTACTTGTCGTGCCTGTGGTTGTGCCATCAAAGAATCCACCAAAAAAGGCTTGTAGTGTCGGACCAACATTACTTCCACCAGTTCGAGAGGTAAAAACCAACTCGTCCATGTGAGACATGCCAGCAATTGAAATCCCCAGATTACTATTACTAAAAGAAATAATATGTGTTGCTCTTGGATCTCTCACGGTCGCGTATGCGACAGTACCCGTAATACCCGCTGTAGCACCGATGGATTTTGATCCCGCAGAGGCAAAGCCAAGTCTTGATGATGAAAGTGAATTGTTTACGGTTGATTTTGTCTTTGCAAAATCCTTAAACAAAATATTTGACTTAAATGGCAACAAACTAGCACCGGCGGCGAATGATACTCCACCAGCGGCAAAATACTGTGTCGTATTTGAGTCTGCTGGAATAGTAGTCAAGAAATCGCCACTTGTGTTAATCACATATAGTGCAAGATTACCTGCCGTTGATCCTACATCACCACTATATTGAACTTGTACCATTTATACCTCCACCTGCTTGAAACTAGCACTCACATATCCGGCAGCCCTAAAAAGAAGACCTGTTTCGTTAGTGACAATCGCAGTGCCACCAAACGGATCAAATCCATCTACAATCTCCCCGGTGCTAGGATCAACCCCATCAGCCAAGCCCAAATCCATCGATGCGAATGGCAAAATTTGAACTCTTCTCTTTGCTGTGCCGGTAATTTTGAAGGTGTGTCTGGTTGTCATAGTATTGTCACTTCCCATTCCAGCACCACCTCTCGCGGCGTTTAGCGTTGTTGGAATGGCAGGATCAATAAACCCTCTAGGTCCGATTGGAGCCATGAATTGAACACCGTTGCTGCCATCTGCTAAAGTTTGCACATTAAGATTACCTTTAATGTTGCCAACATAGAAAGGTTGAGTGTTATCTGCCAAAAGACCATCCGACTGAATGGCATTGCCAGTCATGTCCCCGCCTGTTTCAACGGCTTCTGCACTACAACCAAGAGTGAGTCCTAGCAAGGCATCATCGTCCATGTCAACAAAAACGGCAACGCCCATGATTTCAGATCTTTGTCTATTAGTACCAATATTTCCATCGTAGTCGCCGGGAGGGAACACAAATTCAATTTCAAAATCTCCGACCAAGTTTTCATTTCTTTCATTTTTGAAACAAATAATCTTATCATACGGATTCCCTGCTCGACCAGTAATCAATCCAGCCTGACGATCAATGGTAATATTTACTTCCTCTCCATTGTAAGAGATATAGTTACTACCGTTTCGATACGCGATAGCAGAAACATAAGTCACACCAGCACTCGAAGCGACTCTTGCGAATTGTGAAATATCGGTTCCCAAAATTGTTTGTGTCACCGTTGCATTTGTAGCAAGTCCAACTCCACCTGCTCCAAGATACTGCCTTGTATTTCCAAGAGGTCCGACTTGAATAGCATTAGAGTTGATACCAAATGATGAATTTCTGAAAGTGTCGATGTTGATGTCTGGTTCAAGATCAACCTCATCATTGAGGAGAGCATCTGGGAACATAACCTTATAGGATGCGGAAATGCCATTCGATGAAACCACTTGAATGCCACTACTAAAGGTAACACCAGCGTCCCCACCAAGAACAAGTTTACCACTCGCAAGATTTAGAGAACCCCAAGTTGATCCACTGTCAGAGCCAGTAATGCCACCGATGACAACATCACCAGTATTACGAACGTTCAACACGGGAGCAAGTGAGATACCGGCGGCGGGTTCTCCGAAAATTGTAAAGTTACCTTTAGCCGCGTTGTCGCTAGCCATGATGTCAAAACCAACGCTGTCGATATCGCTGCTGGTAATAAACCTAGTCGATGGAAGTGTTCTAAAACCTTTATCTCTAGGTAAAGTTTCTGTCAGAATACCTTCATTATTTTTTGCAATGCTGGCGGGGTACATTCTAACACTGAACGTAATGCCGTTCGGGTCTTGAAGAATTACATCAGCGGCTCGTCCGACACCCAAACTTCTTGATTGATAATGAACAGGTGCGTTTGGTGAGGTAATACCAAACAATCCCAATTCTCTAGAAGTTTGATCAATCACAACATAAGGTGCATTGGTGTTTGTTTCAAATCCAGTGGTGCTACCACCACCAGTGATAACTACACCCATATTGTCACTACTTCGTCCGTTGATTCGACCAAAGTAGTAGAAAGATCCCTCTTCGTTCAATGCCCCGCCGCCATAGGCGTTATAACTCGAATCGTGGTATGAAACCATCGCTCCAGTTGCACCGAACAATTCGATATTACCAGATTGTCTGTTTGCTGAAATTACACCAAGCGGTCCTGCATCGGCGGTTCCGAGTTGCATACCACCACT